TGTAAGTGATGAATGTAATGAATCTAAATTTACTTTTATCACACCTATTAATACTGCTGGATTTGTATGGTATTAATTTACTAACCAATAAAAGTTATAACGCCTGACGCATCGACTCCAGTTAACGATATTGTTGTTATATTAATAATAGGATTTACTCCATCATTTTCAAAACTAAAATTTAAACTTGAAAAACTTCCTGGTATTTTAAATAAACTGAATCCAGCATAGTTTTTGGTGTATTCAAAGTGTCCTATTCCGCAAGCTGAATAATCTCCTTGAATATGACCAATTGCAATAAGTACTATGTAGTGTTTATTGCTATTTAATTTAGATCCATCAATTGTGGTTGTTACAGAACCATTACTAGCTCCACCAAGTTCAAACGAAATCGTCTGCCTATTTACGTCATTAAGTGCCTGGATCAAAGTCATCTGTCCGGCGTCAAGGTTGAATGCTTGGGAGGTGATTCCGCTTAGGATCTGCTTCGTCAAATCCTCCAACGTAATAATCCCACCCTCATTCGTGGTGGGATCGATGAACATCAATTCTTTCCCTGCGGGAATCTGTGTTACTTTTGTGAGGCCGTTTGCGTCCTGGCCGTCTTGTGGTAATGCCATAGCTTAATCTCCTTTCTTCATACCGCATCTACATTCAGATTGACAGCTTTCCCTCCGATCACAAGGAGTTTGCCGCCTACTATGAGCGCTGCAGTCTTGTATGTGGTAAATCGTCCGATCACCACACCGCCAAACATGTAATCTTCATTCTTTACTTTGATACTGTAGCCGTAACCCAGGAAGCTCTCACCGCTTTCAGTCTTTTTTCTCCAGGAAAACCATGCTGCCGGATAATTCTTTGTGACCTCTCTTCCATTCTGGTACACAACTGCAGTCACGGTTGTTGTGCCGTCTTCGTTGTCGTGATAACGGACATTGTACAGAAGCGAATTTCCCACCAGACCGTGAAGGTCTGTAGTCATCTCGGACAGATTCATCTTCAAACCGTCCACGCTTGTCTCAATGTTGGCTACTTTCTGGTTTGTCGTGACAATGGCAGCTTTTGCCTGGTCTGCAGTGTTCTGGGCGGCTTTGATATCATCAGCCAGCCCTTCCGCATCTGCCAGGAGCATGACGGTCTGGGTATCCAGGTTCTGGGCTCCGGACGCATCATATAGGGTACAGCGGATCATGTTCACGTCAGCTCCGGAGGGAGCATATATCTTCATGATCTCAGCAGATGAAGAACCATACTTCAAAACATAGGTCTTTCCATTGTCTTTTGATTCCTCGATCTGAAAAATTCCGGAATAGCTGCTGATGGTCCCATTGTCATTCTTAAATGCTGAAAACGTCACACTTTCCGGTACCAGAGTCTTTCCGTCCTTTTGTTTCCGGATCACCTGGCTGCTGACACGAAGGTCATAGCTGAGACCAATCTTTCCGTCCTTTGCCTTACTGATGGAAAATCTCTTGGTGATCCAGGAGCCCATTGACTTCACAACAAGCGTTTTGCCGCCTACAACAAGCCCTTTTCCACCGACCAGAAGAACTTTCCCTTCCAGTCCGTAAAGCCCGGAAATGTCCACGTAGCCGTTGTCAGAAGTCATTGCTGTGACCTGATACGTTCTGGTTTTCGGGTTCCAGGTACCGCTTACACCTTCAGAAGCTTTCACCGTAATCTGGTCAATGTGATCGGAAACATCCGTATCACCCAGATACACGGAAAAAGTGGTATGACAGCTGCTGTAATCCCCACCAGAACCATCCGTGTAGGTGTGAACCACATGGGCGTCATTGTCCAGGGAAGCCCCGATTGCATCCAGGGTGGAAATCCCGGACAAAGTGTCCAGGGCTTTCTTCGCCGCGTCAGAAGCTGCATTTGCAGTATTGCTGGCAGCATTTGCGGTACTGGCGGCATTGGATGCAGTCGTAGAAGCACTGACAATGTTGGTATTCATCTGGCTGTATAACTGGTTCAGGCTCTGGTTCTGATCGTCAAACCAGATCCGGCTGCTCTTGATACTCTGGGAACTGCCATTGATAGCCGACACCACTGAAGGGATATCCAGCTTAGTGCCGGCAATAGCTGCGTTATCTGCCACCATCTTATTTACGATCAGACCATCTGCGATAGCTCCAGGCTTCACACCTGTAGCATCCAGCAGAATCCCTTTTCCGGTCTTATCGAACAGGGAAAAGGTAAAATCACCGTTTGCATCCCTGCCAGCCTGCATCCGGACAGTTCCGTCTGCGTCCCTCCACTGCTGGGTTGCACCCTGGATCTTAATCCCGCCATCATCAGATGTGATCATAAATTTATTGGTGGAAATGGTACCGCTTAAAAGATCCCCAACTGAGACCGTCTGCATAACTGCAGTTCTGATCAGTGCAGAGTCAATCACTGCATTCTGGGAGGTAAGGTGGATGTTCTGCAAATCCCCCACACCGGCACCACCTGCAAGCAGGGTTTTGATATTGGCATAACTGGAATCCAGGATATTGATCTTTGCATTGGCGGCAGTAAAATTTGTAGCAGTCAGATCCCTGAAGCTTCCAAACTCTGCATCCAGGTTCTGCACCGTCGCATTGACCGCATTCAGATTCTGGATTGTTGCAAATTTCAAATTGGCAGTATCCACATCCAGCTTATTGATCATTGCGTGGTCGATCATCACCAGCTGTGCATAATACCGTTCCATTTCTTTTGTGGTCGGACCTTTCCAGTTCGCATTTGTTTCATCTTCTGATAAACCCACAGCCTCCACAGAATCCGTAAAACCGCCATCATACTCCCTTTCCAGTTTCATCAGCGGGACCTTGTAGGAACCCCCTTTTCTGTCTTCCACGGTGAGGACGTCCCACGGATCCAGCCGTGGGTCTCCCATCATCCGGAGGGAGCCAGGCATATAGGAAAAACCTTTCAGGGAATCCATCACTTTGTCCAGGGTATCCTGTGTCATAAACGGATTGGAAAAGATTACCGCCCTTGGCCCGTCTCCGGATGAAACAGAAACATCTTTCCCCTCTTCGTCCTGGCCAGTGTAGCAGGTAAGCTTTTCCACCTGGAACAGATAATCGTTATGTTCAAAAGAATCCCAGTATCTGCCGGTGCTGACCGTATAACCGCTGTCCACGTAGCTGTGCAGTTCAATCTGTCCGTTTCTGTTACATACCGCAAAACAGCCATGAAGCTGTGCTGCGTAAGAAAGGACCTCCCTGCAGCTGTAACCTTTCGGAACTTTCATGGAAATGCCGGAAAGACCATCTGTTATGACCATCACCCCTGTGATTTCCTGGATCCTTTTCAGAACAGCCACCGTATCCGTATTGTCTCCGTCCATAGAGAATGTACGCTCTGTTTTTATCATCCGGTCATAGGCCGTAAACTCAATCTGTTCTTCATTTCTGGATGGTTTTCCTGGCGTGAAATATCCCATGGGGATGTATTCCACCAGACCGTTCACTTCCATTCCGATCTGGACCAGGAGTTCATGCCCCTCAATGGCTTTTCCCGGATCCGGAATTGTGATGGTAACGTACTGGCTCACTGTGGAGCCAAGGGAAAAATCATCCTCCCCTTCTGCTCCGCCAGTAAACTTAAAGCTTTTCGCATTTGTTATGGATACATCATCATAGGTGATGAGTGCTTTAAAAGTTCGGGAATCCTGCAGTACCAGGTTTCCAAAAG